TTCGCGAACATCGTGATCGACGTCTTCAACGCAGTCGCCAAGAGTGCCGCTCAATGGGTGAACCTCATGATCGACGCGATCAACCTTCTCAACCCGTTCGCAGACATCCCGAAGTTCGACGTCGGAGACGTCATCGGCAACATCGACTTCAAGTTCTCCGGCGTATTCGAGGAAGGGCCACGGATGGGCGGAATGCGGCTCGGCGCGATCCCCGACCGTCTCGACATCGCAGGCATTACCCGCGGCGGCGGCAACCTCCCGACCACACCTCCGACCCCGACCGGCGGCGGAGCCGGTGGAGGCGGCGGCGGTGGAGGCGGTGGAGGCAGCGGCGGTACGACGATCAACGCCGGGACGGTCAACTTCGGCTCCCCGATGATCGACTACACGGCCCTCGGACGCACCGAATCCGCCTTCCTCGCAGACATGGCACTCGGCGGCGTACCTACCGGCCTCGAGTACCTCTCCGCAGACCTCTCAGAATCCGCACGACTTGCAGACGCCGCACTCATGAACCCGCCCGAAATCAACATCACCGTCAACACCGTCACCGCCGACGAAAACCTCCCGACCGTCATCGTTGACGCCCTACAGAGATACAACCTCATCTACGGCCCCGCCGAGATCGAGATCGCCGTCTAGACCATGCCCGCGACACTCGTCTCGGGAGGGACATACCTCTTCGAGATCGACACCGGCTTCGGCGACGGCTTCACACTCGACGACACCCAACAAGGCATCCTCAACGGGACGGAGTACGTCCTAGACGGCGTCGACTCGTACTCGGACATCTCGTCCCAAGTGCAGACCGCGCGCATCTTCCGTGGACGCCGTACAGATCTAGAGTCGATCCAACCCGGGACGCTCGTCATCAACGCGATCGACCCGGCCCGTAACTTCGACCCGTACAACGAGGACTCGATCTACTACGACGAGTTTGACGACACACCGGGCCTCTCACCGCTACGCCAAATCCGAGTCTCACGGAACGGCGAGTACCTCTACAAGGGTCGCGTCGTGGACTTCGCCTACTCGTACGGATCGAAGCCGGGAGAGTTGCCGCGGGTCGTCATCACTTGCGCCGACGACCTCTTCCTGCTCGCGAACACTCGTCTCTCGGCGTTCACACCGTCGGCGGAACTCTCCTCCGCACGAGTGACGACGATCCTTGACCGGCCCGAGGTTGACTACCCGGCGGCGACTCGAGACATCGAGACCGGCACGACGACGCTCGGCGCGTACGCGATCGCCGAAGGAACCTCCGCGCTTGAGTACCTTCGCAAGATTCAGACTGCCGAGCAGGGACGCCTCTTCGTTTCCCGGGACGGAGACCTCGCGTTCGATGCCCGGATCGGCAACACGCTCTCGGGGCCGTCCGTCACGTTCTCCGACGTCGCCGGGTCGGGCGACACCCCGTACCGTGGCCTCGGAATCGACTACTCGACGGAGGACGTCATCAACCGGGTCGTCGTGCAACGCACCGGCGGAACGGCTCAGACGGAAGAGGATCTCGCGTCGCAGGCTCTCTATCAGATTCAGGCCTACACGATCACCGACTCGCTCCTCTCCACCGACGCACAGGCCGACGCGCTCGCTCTCTACCTTCTCGCACCGACCCCGGAGCCGCGCTTCTCGTCCCTCGTCGTCGACCTCTACCCGCTCGACACCGGGGACAAGACCGCCGTCGCGGAACTAGAGATCGGCGACACGGTTGAGATCACCAAGTCGTACGCCACCGGGTCACCGGCAACCGTCACCGAGGAACTCGCAGTCGAGGGAATCGAGCATCTCATCTCAACTGCAGGCCACACGGTCACTGTCTACACGGCCCCGACGACCGTCATCTACGCTCTTCTCCTCGATGACGCGGTGTTCGGTATCCTCGACGCCGACAACGTCCTAACGTAGAGAGGCTAGGATCTAGGCACTATGGGCGCGAACGCACAGACCTCAGTCCCCACGTTCACGGCGGGACAGGTTCTCACCGCCGCACAGATGAACGACTCGGCGCGTACGGGCGTTCCCGTATTCGCCGACACGACGGCGCGCGATGCGGGCTTCGGTGGCACGGGAGAAAAAACGCTCGCCGAAGGTCAGTTGTGCTATTTGGAATCGACCAATGTCGTGCAGTATTACGACGGCGCGGCATGGGCAACGGTAGGCCCAACGAGTCCCGGAGGACTTGTCCGTGTCGGCGGCACATCGTTTAGCGCGGTCGCGTCGGTTTCGTACGACAACGTCTTTACATCAACCTATGAAAACTACCTAATCGTGGGCTATGCCACCGGCACAAGTCCGGCACTCACAATGCGAATGCGCGCGTCAGGAACCGACAACTCATCAAGCAACTACGTTTTCGTTCGCGCGAACATTCAGGAAACTACAGGATCATGGGGATTTACGGTGTCCAATGGCGCACAAACCTCATGGAGCCTCGGAACTACAAACTCAATGCAGTTCTCGCTCACCATGTTCGCACCACAAGCAACCCGCGCAACCGCATTTGAGGGAACCACAAACTTAGGCACGGGAACCGGGAACTACCCTTTACAAGTAAACGGCGGCAGTCTGACCGTGACCACATCATACGACGGATTCACTCTTCTCGGTTCTGCCAACATTACCGGGCGAATCGACATCTACGGAATGAGCAACTCATGATCTACAAAACCAGCGTCAACGGCGAAACACGCGAGATGACGCCAAGCGAGGCCACGCAGTACGAGATCATGCTTAGCGAGATCGCGGTATTGCAAATCGCAGAGAATGAAAAGATCGCAAACCTTACATCGGCAAGGATCAAACTCGCCGCGCTCGGACTGACCGAAAAAGAGATCGCGGCACTCATCGGCTAGTAGCCTCGGAGCGCATGGAACGGCTCCGCACATTCGCTCGCAATAATCCCGTCAGAGTTCAAGCCTTCGTCACCTCGGCACTACTGTTAGCCGCGTCCGTATGGGACGTACCAGCGGAAGCACTCGCGACGTTCGTTCTCGCCGCGCTCGGCCTCGGAGAGTTCACACAGAGAGTCGAGAACCTCAAGACCGCCGAGGCATACCGCGACACCTTTATCGAGAGCGACGAGTGAACCGTGCGACCCGTCAAGCGGGTCGTCCTGCCCGCCGACCTCACAAACGCTAAGAACGGGCAACTACGACCGAACCTCCTCCGAGCGATCCGACCGCTAGGCCAACTCCATCACCTCGCCGCCGACGCCTACCATGCGATGCGCGCCGCGGCGCTCGCCGACGGCATCCGACCATTCAAGCCGACCTCAAGGGCCGACACCTACCGCACCTACCAAGAGCAAGTCGCTCTCTTCACCTCCCGGTACACGATGACCCCGCTCCCGGGCCGTCCCTCGAAGGTATGGGAGGGCCGTAGATGGTGGCAAAAGCCGAACACGGCAGTCGCCGCCGTCCCCGGAACCTCGAATCATGGCCTCGGCCTCGCCGTCGACATCTGGTCGGCGTCCGGGGAGCGTCTCGACTGGCTCGAAGGGAACGCACTCACCTACGGATTCTCGTGGGAGTTCACCTCCGGCGCGGAACCGTGGCATCTCCGCTACTACCGCGGGGACGACATCCCGCCCGCCGTCGCCGACTGGAAGAACGCCCGATGAACACCGCGATCACCGTCGCCCTCATCTCCGGGATCGCGACCCTCTTCGCCGCGATCCTCCCGGCCCTCCTCGTTCAGAAGGCCCGCAAAGAAAACTCCGCCGACCACGGCAAAGTCTCGTCTAGGCTTGACCGCATCGACGACCATCTCGGCGTCGTGGAGGCGGAGGTTCGTAACGTGGCACTAGGCCTCGACACGCACCTCCTCGAACACAAGAGGAGCGAGTTAGAGCATGGGAATCCTAGACGAGTTGGAGACGCATAAAAGCAAGACTCAAGCACTAATCGAGTGGCTCGAGAGCCGTCCGAAAGACGAACAAGCCGAGTGGATGGAAGCGATGCTCGCGACGCACCGCTTCTCGAACGCGGCGATCGCACGACTACTCATCAAGCGAGGATTCGACGGCTACACGCTCCGAAGCCTTGAGAACGTCGTCTACCGCTACCGCGGGAGCCTCAAGTGACGATCGGCGACGAACTCAACGAAGCGCAACGCCTCGAAGACCTACAAGCCGCACTCGCTCGCGCGCATCGCAAGATCGCCGACGAGAAGAACAGAACCGACGAGATCGTCAACGCCATCTACCGCGCCGCGAAAGACGCCGCGCTCGCGATGCCACGACCGAAACCGCTCCTCGCACCGAAGGACAAGCGGAAGGGACGTCCCGAGGTTGCGCTACTTCACGCGACGGACTGGCAACTCGGCAAGCGCACCGTCGACTACTCGATGGAGGCCTGCGCCGAACGCATCGACCGCTACGCGACAAAAGTGCTCCGAATCACCGAGATCCAACGGAAAGACCATCCCGTCCGGGAGGCCGTTCTTATGCTCGGCGGAGACATGGTCGAGGGAATCGACATCTTCCCCGGTCAAGCGTGGGAACTCGATGGTCACCTCTTCGAGCAACTCTTCAACGCCTCAACGATCATCGAGAAACTCGTCCGAACACTCGCCGCGAACTTCGAGACCGTGCGCGTGATCTGCGAGTTCGGTAATCACGGACGCATCGGACGGTACGGAGTGAATCCGAAGGGCGACAACGTCGATCGCATGGCCTACAAGATCGCCCAAGAACGCACCGGCGACCTCAAGACGGTCACATGGCAGGCCTCGAACGACTGGTATCAACACTTCACGATCGGGAACTATCGCGTCCTGCTCGTACATGGTGACGAGATCAAGTCATACTCGGGGACGCCACTCTTCGCGATCATCAAGCGAGTCTCGGCGTGGGCCGCGGGCATCGTCCCCACGTTCGACGACTGCTACATGGGCCATTGGCACAACCCGCTCTCGGTGACCCTCGGCAATGGCAACCGGGCCTTCATCACCGGCTCACCCGAGTCGGGGAACGTCTACGCCGCGGAACACCTCGCGGCGCAGGCCCGACCGTCGCAGAGACTCCACTTCATTGACCCGGAGCGGGGCCGTGTGGCCTCGGAGTACCTCGTATGGCTCGACTAGACGCCTCCCCCGTGTGGGTCGAATGGAAAGACGCTCACGCAGGCGGCGCAAACTGGATGAGCGTCGACGACATCGACCACGACCCTTGCATCGTGTGGACGCTCGGCTTCCTCATCCCCGACGGCAAGCCCGGACACCTCACGATCGCACAGTCCCTCGCCGACTCGGGAGACTTCGACTCGCCGCTCTTCATCCCGTCCGACATGATCATCCGTACGGTCGTAATGAAGAATCCACCACAAGCGAACACCTAGTCACTAGGGTCATAGTTGAGTCTGAGGAGGCTTCAATGAACACACCGAAACCGCCGACTCTGTACCTCGAAACACTCGAGGGCCAGAATCGGTTCATCCACGCTAAGGTTGTCCTAGTCCGTCAACCCGGAGACGGGCGCATTCTTCGCGCAAATCTTCACATGAAGAGTCCCGGGGCCGACGCATGGTCGATTCCCATCGAACTC